ATGGGCCGCCGAGCGCTTGCCGTATCGCGACAGCCTGATCGAGGGCGCTCCGTACCACTGGTGGGGCGCGTAGTCGATGGGTCTCAACTCGGCTCTGGTGGATCGAGCGCGGGTGGTGCGGAAGATGGCCGGACCGCGCAATACGGAGGGCCGGTCGGAGATGCAGCCGGTCCCGTTCGAGTGGTTCCGCGCGCGGCTGATGCCGGAGCCTGCGCCGGAGGGCGAGGATCCCGGCCGGGGGCGGCGACGGACCGCGCCGAACCCGCAGATGATGTGCGGCGCGTTCGATCTGGCCGGGGATCCGGTGGAGATCCGCGCCAGCGACGAGATCGAGGTCGCGAGTCTCGAACTCGGCGACGCGCTGTGGCGCGTGAACGGTGACCCGGTGCCGATCCGCAAGAAGCGCCGGGTGATCGGTTGGACGGTGCCGTTGTCGCGGCTGAACGAGCCGCGTCGGGAGGATCTGTGAAGCGGCAGGAGATGATCGAGTGGGCGGCCCCGCCGTGCCACGAGTGCGGCGAGCCGGTCGTGCGTACCGAGATGCGCTGGACTCGGGAGAACGAGGAGTGGCAGCCGTCGCTGATGTTCATGGTCTGCCCGGAGGGCCATCGAGTTCAGGTGGAGCCGCTTCCCTGATGCCGTACGTCGGCGGCAGCCTCACCGTGTTCTTCGACGACGAGGCGCAACAGCGCACGCGCCTCGCGCTGCGCCAGATGGCGCACAAGGGCGCGGACCGGATGCACGACCTGATCGTGATGAACACGCCCATCGACACGGGCAACCTGCGGACTTCGTGGTACACCGAGCCGCTCGTCAACAAGATCGTCGGGGTCGTGACGGCGTACGAGGCGAAGGTCTCGACGGACGTGGACTACGCGCCGTACGTCGAGTACGGCACCGGCCTCTACGGGCCGAAGGGGCGGAAGTACCCAATCGTTCCGAAGCACGCCGAGTTCCTCGCGTGGCGTGACCCGCGCACGGGGCAGTGGATCCGCGCGAAGAAGGTCATGCATCCCGGCTCGCCGGGTCAGCACATGGTCGCCATCGCGTGCGACGTGCTTGAGCACGAGATCGAGATGGGCCTGTTCGACAGCACGCTGACGCAGTGGGCCGCAGACATCGAGGCGCGGGCGAACCGGCAGCGATGACCGACGTCTCCGCTCTCGTGCGCGTACGCGCGCAACTTCACACGCCGGACCGGGGCGACGCGGTGCATGACGGCGACACCTACTGGTTCCTGCTGGACCTCGGCGTGAACGGCTTTCGGGAGGGCGCGCAGGTGCAGGACGTCCGGTTGCGCGACTACTCGGCGCGGGAGCTTCGCCAAGGCGCGGAGTTGGACGCGCAGGGCAACGTGATCCGCGTCGCGGGCCGCGAGGCGCAGCGCATCGCCGCGCGGCTGCTCACCGGCGCGAAGGAGATCGTGGTGCAGCCGACGACGCGCGACAAGTACGGCCGGTCGGTCGGCTTCGTGTGGATCGACGGGCAGTCGCTCGGAGAGGCGCTGCTCGCGGAGAAGGCGGTTGTCCACGGCTCGTTCATGGGGGTGGACTGGTGAGGACCGCCAACGACGTCCTGCGCAGCCTCAGCCGCTACGTCGCGCTCGCGGTCGGCCCGGAGTGGGAGGTTCGCTACGCGGTGGAGGAGGGCGCGTTCGAGCGGCCGTTCGTGCGTGTGACGCCGAGCACGCCGACGTCGTGGACGGCGCGCGGGATGCACTACACGGTGGGCCGTCGCACGTTCACGGTGATCTGCTTCCCGCTGGTGATGCCGTCCGAGGAGGAGGCGCGCATCGAGGCCGACCGCGTGGAGGAGCTTCTGTTCCAGGGCTTCTCGCGGGGCGTCCACACGCCGAGCTTCTCCAACCACTCGGGCCGCGCGCATCCGCTGCGCGTCCCGCTCTACGACTTCTCCGGCATCGCTGCCGACCGGACCATCGAGGACGCGGTGGCCGCCGACGGTCTGCCGCGCCGCGCCGCCAACGACTTCGTGCGGGTCGTGGAGACCCCTTCGTTCGGGGCGATCCCGGACCTCAACGAGGACCGTGCGTACATGGTGACCGGCGATCTGCGGCTCGAATGGGACCGCTCCGTGGCGTACGGGCCTCCGGGTCCCATCGCCGAGCCGCCGGGCATCGTGCCGACCCCTGTGCCGCCCGGCCCGTAGCAGCCCCCGATTCGATGTGGGGCAGCGATCCGAAGCTGCCAACCTTCGCACCGATCCGCCGATGACCGTAGACCGGAGGCGTAGCCGCATGGCGAAGGAGAACCAGCAGGAGCCGCAGGAGCCGCGCGCTGCCGCCCGCGAAGCGGCCGAGGAGGCGCGCGAGGCGCGGGACGAGGACACCCCGACGTACCCCGTGGACCTGCTCACGAACGGCGGCATCACGGACTACCCGCCGCACGTGATGGCGGGGGCGCTCGCGGGGCTGCCCGGCAACCGCAAGAACCTGTCCATCGACGAGGCGAACGCAGCCGCGAAGGCGTGGCTCGACTCGCCGGTGAAGGAGGCGTAGCCGGATGGCCGGAACCTTCTCGAAGAACGCCCGGCCGAAGCGGCCCGGCGCGTACTTCAACTTCGTCGTCCGCGAACCGGAGCCGACGCTCGTCAACTCGCTCGGCACGGTCGTGATCCCGTTCACGCACTCGTGGGGGCCGACGGAGGTCGTCACCCCGCTCGCGAACTTCGGCGAGTTCCTCTCGATCTTCGGGCGCGGCGCTGCGGACCTCAGCACGTTCACCGAGGGCTACAAGGCCGTGCTCGACGCCTTCCGAGGCGAGGACGTGGACGGCCGGGGCGGCGCGGGGCAGGTGCTCGCGTATCGCATGGCCGCGTCATCGGCGGCGGCGGCGTCGAAGGTGGTGGACAGCAAGATCACGCTGACGGCCGTGTGGCCGGGCACCTACGGCCAGCAGATCACGTACACGATCACGCCGGACGCCACGGACACGAGCACGCACGACAACCTCACGATCTACGTCGAAGGCATCGAGGCCGAGCGCTTCAAGTACGCCAAGACGAACATCACCGACCTCGCGGCGCAGATCAACGGCACGTCGCCGTACTCCGATCTGACGGCCTCGGATTGGGTGCGCGGGTCATCGGTCACGTCCGGTGCCGCCATCGCGGCGCAGGCGACGCAGAGCGCGCTGACGGGCGGCGACGACGGCTCCTCGAACGTCCTCGCGTCCGACTGGACCGCGTTCATGGACGCGCTCGCTCCGCACCGCTTCACGCTGCTCGCCCCGGCGAACCTCACCGACAAGACGATCCTCACGTCGCTCGTCGCGTGGAGCGCCAACGCGAACGCGAAGGGCAAGCGCCACATGCTCGTCATCGGCGGCGCGGCCGGGGAGTCCTTCTCGGACGCCGTGACCGGCTCGGCGAGCGTCCTCGGGTCGCAGGCGATCAACAACCCGAACGTCGTCCGTCTCGGGATCGGCACGTACGTGGACGAGCGCTACGGGCAGGTCTCGACCGCGCAGCTTGCCCCCCGGCTGGCGGGCATCCTCGCGTGGCGCGGCGAGGCGCTGCCGCTCACGTTCGCCCGGGTCAACGGCCTGTCGATCTCCTGGGGGCCGCTCGCGAACGACTACGAGCGCGCGATGGACAACGGCATCGTCGTGATCGCCCGCGACTCGCATCCGACCGCGCCGGTGCGGTTGGAGGAGGGCGTCACTACGTACCTCACGACCACGAATCCGGGCCAGCCGAAGAACATCTTCGGCAACCCCAAGTTCATGCGCTCGATGCACGGCATCGAGATGGAGTTGACCGAGTTCGCCGAGATGGAAGTCATCGGCCTGCTGCCGGTCAACGCCGGGACGCGCGACCATGTGCGCGGGCAGATGATGGCCCGCTTGCAGCGCCGCGAGGACGCCGGGATCATCCTCTCCGGCTGGACGGTGAACATCTCGTCCGACCCGCCGCCGTCGGATCTCGACTCGTTCATCTCGCTCGACTACGAGGTCCAGTTCGGGCGCGGCCTGTCGCAGATCCTCAACAACGTGACCGTCGGCTAGCTGCCTCCCTCCTAGCCGCTCCACACGACGCCCCGGCACCGGACCCGCCGGGGCGTCGTGCGTTCTGGATTCCGATGTGGGGGACCCGGCCCGAACTGCCACGCTTCGGATCGCAATGCCGCCCGCAATCAAGGAGCGCTAGCGCATGGCAGGTATCACGGACGCCCTCCGGCGGATGGGGGGCATGTACGGGTCGGCGTGGCGGAACGGCTACATGCTCGCCGACGTCGTGGAAGTCAGCGGTGCGGTGGAGGTCAACCGCATCGAGGTCCCGCTCGTGGGGACCACGAAGCAGGGCTACAAGCCGGGCCGGGAGACCCGCGAGGGCACCCTCCGCATCCAGCAGATCGACTCGCGCTGGCAGTTGGAGATCTACGACTTCCTGTCGCAGTCCCTCGCCGACCGGCGCGCGAATCGCGGCACCGACCGGGCCACGATGCGGACCTTCGATCTCAAGCTCGAAGTGGACGACCCGGAGGCGTACGGCTACGAGGCGTGGCAGTTGGAGAACGTCCAGATCTGGCGTATGCCCATCGGCTTCTCCATCACGGACGACATCCTCGACCGCGAGTTCCCGATCACGTGGGAGTCGGAGCGTCCGCTGAACGCCTTCTCGTTCGACGTCGCGACCGGCACCGTCTCGACGATCACGAACAAGCCGTAGCTCGTGCTCGTGGATCACGAACGTGTGCTGCTCCTGCTCAAGCAGGAGATCGCCGCGAAGCCCTCTCATGGGCAGCGTGATCTGCTGGCCGCCATCGCGCGCTTCGAGGCGCAGTGCGCGGTGGAGGAGCCGCTCGTAGAGCGGAATCTGCGTCTCGTGGTCGCGGCATCCCGCGACCTGCTCTCGCCCGCTCACGGTGGCCCCCGCGAGGACCGCCGCGATGGCTCCGACGACATCCCGCGCGCGGCGCGGGGTTCCACCGTCCGACAGGAGACCCATGACCGATCAGCAGGTTGCTCCGGCACCGCCGGAGGAGAAGAAGGAGCACCCGGCGCTCCGGCCGCAGGAGCGCGGCCAGCGTCGGCCCGTGGCGGCACCCCCGTCGCTGCCTGACGACGCTCGCGACAGCGAACTGATCCGGGCGGCGGCCACCGACCGTCTGCCGGACGACCGGGTGCAGGACGCGCTCGACGTGTTCATGCGCGCCGAGGGCGACAACCCGACGGAGCCGCAGCCGCTCAAGATCAACCTCGGCACGAAGGACGAGCCGAACTACGTCAAGTGGGTCGTCGCGCCCATCGACGACTCGGAGATCCAGCGGTTCCGGGAGCAGTCGCGGACGAAGGGCAGCCGGGCCGCGCGCAGGCGCGGCGAGGGTGACGTGGACGAGGGCCTCGTGGCGCGCAAGATCGTGGCGCGCGGGACCGTCGAGCCGGACATGGCGAAGCTGCGCGAGAAGGTGGGCGCGGCCGATCCGGCGGATGCGGTGTACGCCTACTTCCGCAAGTTCGGCAAGACCGGTCTCATCACGCAGATCAGCGGCGAGATCCTGACCCTCTCCGGGTGGGACGACGAGGCCGTGCAGGAGATGGAGGTCGAGGCAGCAAAGGGCTGATCCAGGCGGGCGGGGAGGCGTTCCTGCTCGCGATGTCGTGGAAGCACGGGAATGCAGATCCGTTCCGCACATACCACGGCCTCGCCCCGGACTACCGGCCTCCCGGTGACCCGGAGTCGCCTCCCCTCTCGCCAGCATCCGTCCGCCGCTACAAGGCGTTCATCTACGGGTGCGCCCTGTTCATCGAGGAGCGGGACGCGGAGTGGCGGAAGGTGCAAGCGAAGCGCGGAGTGATGTAGATGGCCGCCACGACACCTGAGCGTCGCGAGCAGATGCGCGCGTACCACGACCGGGTGAAGGTCGAGCGCAACGCGCGGAAGCGCGCCGAGCGCATCGCCGCTCCCGAGCCGCTGCGGGCCGCCGCCCGCGAGCGGTACCTCGGCTGGACCGAGGAGGAGCGGGAGGCGCACCGGGAGCGCAACCGGCAGTCCCTCGCCAA